TTCCACAGTCGCACCCAACTATTATTTCTTTTTTGGTAACAGATTTAACAAAATGTTGGCAAGAATTTCCTATTGGGGTTAATTGTACTGTAATGTCTGTATCGTCTGTTAATTCATTCCAATAATCTGGGAGATGTATTGTGTCAATTGCTTCTAATTTACCTCTATAGTAAATACCACGTTCTGGTCCTTCGAGTGATGAATGGACAAGGTAATATTCAGGAATTGTTGGGTGGTCTATCTTAAAGTTTTTAGTTGCAGCATCTAAGGTACCTTGTACAAAAACATTACCTAAAACATTTAAGGTTTCACCATCAAATGTAAAGTCTGTAGATAATATAGAACCAGTAAATGAACCAGATAAGCCCGAAGGAGTGTCCGATCCGCTAGCAAATATATTTAAGTCTCCACTTTCATCTACTGTAATTTTGCTTCCTCCTAAAAATATAGAAGAGCCACTTAAGTATAAATCTCTAAAACCTTTTTCAGGGGAACCTATATCGTAGGCTTCATCTGTATAGGGTAATATAGGACCTGTAGCTAATATACTACCGGTAATACCATTTGTTGCTGTTATACTACCTGTAGTAGATAAGCTACCAGATATTTGAGCTGAACCTGTATATGGAAAAGGAAGTGCTCCTGAAGTTCCAGATGTGCCACTAGTACCACTTGCTCCAGAAATACCAGCGGGACCCGGTCCTGAAACTCTTATAACCTCAGGGTTGGTTTGGGTTAAAGTGACTGTAGTACCTGTTACATTATTTGTAACGGTAATAAATCGATTTAAACCTTGTGCCTCTACTTCATTAGCATTGGGTTTTATGGTTATTTGGTTATTTGCCATTAAAATGATCCTGTAGTTACATTTTTAGATAATTGTATTACTCCTTCTAAAACTCGTGTTACTCTAGTACTAACTCCAGTCCCGGATGCAATTTCCAAGTCATAATATCCCTGTGTAAAGCTTAATTCAGATGAAGTAGTATATGATATAAAAATACCAATTGAACCTGACTCTGGGGGGTTTGTTCCAGATGATCCACTTATATTTAGGCCGGTTCCATCAAGTTGTAAACTAGAAGATAAGGTTAAATATACCTCCTCTGAACCTACTGTGGGTCGGATTTGCATCCTAGCTCTATGGTTTGTAAGGTCTACAGGATTGCCATCTGAATCTCTGTATATAAGTTCAAAATCAGTAGTAGCTCCTTGTTCTATTATAAAAGAATATTTTCCTGCGGCCATTTTTAGTGTTTACTATAAATATTTATTTTTTTCGGGATCCACTGCTACCTGCGGTACCTACTATTTGTTTCTTATCGTAGGCATCGTTGTAATAATCAATTAGGTCCTGAACTATAGTATCTCTGTTGTTTGTGGTTAAAGTAATGGCTTCCATATTCTTAATTTTACGTGAAGCATTATATAAAAATTTGAAACCCGATTCGGATTTGTTTTTTAAATCTACTTGGTAAGTATCTCCACATACAACCATTTTAGAATGTCTCCCAATACGGGTTGCAATCATTTCCATTTGTTCGTGTGTAACATTTTGTGCTTCATCTACTATGATGAGGGAATCGACGAATGTACGGCCTCTCATAAATGATACAGGTACAATTTCGATTCTTTCGTCTTCTATAAGCTTTTCTACTTTTTCTTTATCGTATAAAAGAAACATATTTTGATAGATAGGCTGAACCCAGGGGTCCATTTTCTCTCTCATGTCTCCGGGTAGGAAACCAATATCTTCTTTTGATACTGTAGGGCGGGTAATTATAATTTTTTGGTAGTGCCTGCGGAGTAAGCCGTCTAGGGCTATATTACATGCTAATAATGTTTTTCCGGAACCTGCTTGTCCTGCTAAGAGGGTAATTGTATTTTCTAATATTTTAGCTTTTGCTAATTTCTGTTCTTCGTTTAATTGGAGTTTAAATTTAATTGGGTTTTTTACTTCTCTTTTTGGACGGTATACTTCGTCCGTGTGAGGTTTACTTGCCATAAAACACGTTTGATTAGTTAATAAATAATATAAGAACGTCCAATATAAATATAAAAAAAAGCCCCACTTTCGTGGGGCTCTTAATATAAAAGTATTATTGTTATTCTAAAACTAGACTACGTCTAGGTCAGATACAAAGACTTTACCATAGAATTCCGGACGAACCATTTTCTTAGCATATCTTGTCATTATCCCTTTCCTTGGTGTAAAGGTATTAGGATCGTACACTAATGGAGTCATGATAAGTGGAATATATGGAGCATATACAGCACCTGATTCTAGGAATTGGTTACCTCTGAATCCCATTAAGATAGTGTTTTCTGTCATATATGGGTTCTTGTATACTTTGTAACGGCTATTTAAAGCACCTACTTTTTGTACACCAAAAGCATAAGAAGCAGCAGTAACATCACCATTAGAATCAGCAGCAAATCCAGGAATTGATTCAAGGATAGTTGCAACTGTTGGAGAAACTACAATAAAGTTAGCTCCACCTCTAAGTGTTCTTTGGTGAATAATGTTAGATACTTTTTGTAATTTAATTCCAAGTGTTTGGAACCAGCTCATTTGAGTGTAGTATACACCGTTAGTATTAGAATCGAATCCAGTACCAGCAGCATTAAGTTGGTTACCTACTTTCGCAGACCATACTTCAGTTGTTGGAGCGTTTTCAATTAACATATCTAAGATCTCTAAGTCGATTTCTAATGAAATATACTCTGATAAGATAGAAGTTAATTCAGCTTCAGCATCAATACTATGGAAAGCATTTAAATCCTGAGAGAATTCTGGTGTCCATTGTGCTTTTAACTTACGTGTTTTAGCAGCAATAGTTTCAGATCTCATTTGGATATCGATTTCTGGGATAGAAATAGATTGACCAGCAGTACCCGCTTGGTTAGAATATGCAGCACCATCTTCGAAATCACCTCTTGCGTTGTCTGCAGTTTTCTTAGAATAAGATACTACATAGTTGTTACCATCTGTAAGCTCAAGACCAGATCCTGAGAATGCAAATGTAATATTTCCATTAGCAGCTTGAGTTGTGAATGCAGGTAATTGTCTTGCTTCAAGAATTGAACCAGAAGATACTACGAATGAACGGATAGCATTTCCATCTAAGCTATCAGAAATAGAAGCTGATGTGAAAGTAACAGTTTTGATTTCATTTCTAGCAGCAGATGCCGATAAGTTTCCATCAAAATTTACTTGAGCCCAAGTACCTGATACTACTAGTTTAGAATTTACAGAAGATGAGAATTGGTTGATTGAGTAACCGAATCTTCCGGCACCGTATAATCCACCTTCAGCTTTGTTACCAAATCCTTCAGAAGGAGTTCCGAACATTGAATCACCTGATGTGAATGGCTTTTTAGAAGATCCATATTGGAAATCTAAATAAAATACTAAACCGGCAGGTAAAGACATTGGCTGAACAGAAACGAATTCTTTAGCAGCGATTTGTCCAAATACTTTTCTTACTAATGGTAAAGCTACAGCAGCATATTGCTCACCTGTACCAGCTGTAAAAGAAGCTCCAGTTCCTGTTGTGTTTGATTCAACAACAAGTTGTTTAGCTTGGTTTTCTAACATGATACTCATGTTAGCTCTGTCAGTTTCGTTAGAAATTCCTTCTAACAATCCTGATTTAGCCCACTTACCTGATAATCTTGCAGCATCTTTTTGTACTGATTGATAAGGGTTAGCGGTCTCTAATAGTTGATTTACTATGTTTGACATTGTTTTTTTGTTTGGTTTTAAAATTTGTTAATTCCGGCAAGCTTTTGCATTCTAGCTACAAAATCATTACCTTCTACAATTTGTGTTTTTGGAGCAACACCTACAGCTTTAGAAGCAAAAGAACGAGACTCGTTCATTGGTTTTTTAGCAGTAGTAGTTGTAATTCCTTCTTTTAATGTTTCAAAGATATTCTTAACTTCTTTAACTGATTCAGCACGGTCGAAAGCATTAATTACTTTTACTTTTTGTGATTCTGTTAAAGTTTTGTTACGGAACAATTTGTTAACGTAAAGAAGTTTAGCGTTTAAAAGATTAACTTCGTTTAGTTCAGATTTAAGTATTTTGATGACTTTAATAGCTTCGTTTAACTCAGCTTTATTTTCTTCAACTTCTTTTTTACCTTCTAATTCAAGTTCATCTTCTGCACCCATTTCCATTTCACCATCTTCCATTTCGGCATCAAGATCCATTTCCATTTCTTCTTCACCATCACCACCACCCATTACATCAGCAAGGATGTCACGGATAATGTCTTTTAGTTCGTCTACTGTAATTTCACCAACTTCATCATCAGCTTCCGCTTCTTCAGATACTGGTTCTTCTTCAATAGCAACTTCGACTTGTGGGGCAGATCCTTCTGATGTTTCAGCGGCCTCTAGCTCAGCAAGTAGTTCGTCTAGGTCAATTTCTTCAATTGATCCTTCTTCCATGTCATCTCCTTCTTCTACGTAGGATTCTTCCATGTCTTTTTTAGCTTCTTCCATGTCTTTAGCTTTTGCTTCTTCCATGTCTTTTTTAGCTTCTTCCATGTCTTTAGCTTCATCCATATCCTTAGCTTCATCCATATCCTTAGCTTTCGCCTCGTCCATATCTTTTGCTTCGTCCATGTCTTTTGCTTCGTCCATGTCTTTTGCTTCGTCCATCATATCATCCTCTTCTTGTTGGAGTTTTTTCTCTAGCATAGATTGGATTTGTGGAACGAAGGCTTCTTCTAATGCTAGTTTAGCGTTGGCAAGAGCCGTTTCACGGATTGCTTTAGCTTCAGCGATAGCATCGTTGAAAAACTTTGTGTTTGACATTTTTAAAAAATTTGTTTGTGATTTGTGATTACTTATTAAGGAAGTAATATAGGAATAATTGTAAAGAGGGAGGAAATATTAGTGATTCCCTATCATATCTGTTGATAAATATATAAGGATATTAAAAAACAAGAAACCCTTACATTGCTGTAAGGGAATCGACACCTGCCTTCGGTAGCGTCCGAGGGAATTATCGGAAACAACATATACCTGACTGAGTGCATATGATGTCAGATATTATTGAGTTTAGTTTTGTGTATTTATTTTGTTTAGATGTATAATTTTCATTTATACCCATTGGCTTCATAAATGCTCCATGTGTTGAAGGGGTAGATACGAAATCCCAACATAATAATTCGAAATCATCTTCAACTTCTACTCTACCTTCACCTAATTGTGAGACTGAGCCCATGCCACGAGAAGAAATACCAACGGTGATATCGTTTTTGAATAATTCCTTAAGTATATTTCCTGATGGTGTAGTTAATATTTCTATTTTACCCAATAAATCGTTACCATCCCACCATAATTCTTTAATGTTGTGTGATGCGTTTTTTAGGTTAATAACAGATGATTCGGGGTGGTCTAGTTCACCTAATGCTCTATTTTCAGCAATTGGGCCCCCCATGTATTTATCTACTTCTCTCTTTAAAACATCGTAAGGGTAGCGTCTTCCGTTATGGTTGAATTCTTCTGCTCTTTGAACAACGCCTTCAACAATCATATTTTTTGAACCACCAAGTCCCTCAGATAATTGAGTGCGCTTAGGGATAAATACGGAATATTCGAGTAGTAGTTTTTGAGCCATTTTATTTTTTTACTATTCTAACGTTAGCGTCAGGTGCTTTTTTTTGGATATTGATAGCGTCTTGTTCATTATCTACTTCAATTGCTTCTGTTTCCATTTTACGTGCCTCAACTTTATCTTTTAGCTCGTTAACGTCAACCCCGTATTTTTTGGCATATTTTTCATATATAGAATCACGTTTTCTTCCTAATTCTTCAACTTCTTCTTCTTCTAGAGGAGTTGTATCAGGATTTACGTCAGCTACTTTATTAAAATCTTCTCCGTGCTCATTTACATCGTCTAAATCTAAGTAATAGTTTTCTCTATCGTCTTCTGATTCAAATTCGTCATATTCATTTTCACGGATAATTTTACCTTTTTTGCCTTGATTTTTCTTTACCAAGTCCTCAATTGATTTAGCGTTTACTTCTATATCATATAAGCTTTCACCTTCCATTTCCACAGACATTTTCTGTGTGTAATAACTTGGATTTGTAGTAAGGTTTTTAAGTACTTTTTTCTGGGCTTTAAGTACTTCTTCTTCAGTTAAGTTGGCATTTCCAGCAGCATTGTATACTAAGTCAAGTTCGAAATTCATACCTTTTGAATATTCATATGGGTTAACCATATCGATAGTCTTAGCTATAATTTCTACTTCTTGTTTTCCAGTGGACTCTTTTGTTTGTTTTTCAGATATCATACCCTTATTTTTAAGGATTTGTACGGTATCTACAAATGAGTTGTGTTGTGTAATCCAAGGTAGGTTTAGATCACGACGTACCTCATACAAGAACTTTTGTTCTGTAATTTTGCCTTTTGCTAGCTCAGTGTATAAATCTTGTGTTGTCATGTATATAAATATTATTTACCCTTATTCAGTTAGGCCTTTAATTCTGTTATTTAAATCTTGAATCTTTTCTGAAATTGTGTTGATAGCGTTATGTGTACGTTTAAGATATGACATACCTTCACTGCTAGATTTCAATTCACTTTTCATTCTTTCGGTATGTGCTACAACTTTTGTTATCTCGTCTATTTTACGCCTTATCTCGCGGACAGCTCGGTGGATTTGTTCGGTTGGTGTACGTAATTTAGTTTCATTTTTAAACTGTGAATACCTTGCCTCATTCATTTGGGATCTTTTATAAGAATCCGGATAGGTATTTCTAATATGTGTGCGGTATCGATTAAATTGCTTTACAATTATAGCAGATATATCATCTATAACTGGATCATCGGTTTTTCTGTCTAGGTCCTTTATAAACCTACGCAATTCGTCAAATTCTTTAAATACAGAATCGAAGGCGGGTACATAATCTATACTCCAAGTTACAGCCCCAGTTACGGGGTCAACATCGGTTACAGTAGATTTAATACCATTTGTTGTTTTAACATCTCCTATTTTTGCTTCCATTACGGAGGCTGCATCTAGAGAATCCATATCGTATCCTGTATTTAAGCCAGCATCCGCTTGACTTGAAGTAAGATCAGTTACAGGGTTATATTTTTTTTCGGTATTTAGTTCTTTTATTGCTTTCTCAAATATCTTTACAAAATCCATTACTTTAGATTTTCTATTAGGTATTGAGGGAGAGGGGGTTGAAAAAGGTTCACCTACTTCGTTTTTACATTTCTTAAAAGCTTTAGGAGTAGAGTATTGTTCCCCCTCACCAGCTGCAAATGAAGCACCAGTTCCTGTGGTGCTCATCTCGTGCTTTAAACCTTTTAAGTTTAGCTTTTTCATACCAATTCTATTTCTTGAGAAAGTTCCACATATTGTAGTAAGGCAACTAAATGGTCGTCCTTTATTTTTCTACTTTCTACTATAGGGTCTATTAGGTTGATAACCTCTTTTATTTTAATTTGTAAAGTAGCGTCGTCTATCTTTTTATAGCTCTTTTTTAAACTTTCAGATATTTTAGTAAACTTAACATTTAAAAATTCTTTAAGTTTTGGAGCATCCGAAGCGCTATTAATATACTCTTTAAGTATTTCTTTCTGCTCAGGATTTAAACCATCAAACTTCGTGTTATATTTCTCTAACATAATTCTATATGCCAAAGCACGAGTGCCCTTATCTAACGTCATTAATTCTTCCACTAATGGAGTAAGAGACATTTTAGCATCGGGGGTTGATGTGATATACTCTAATATATTAATTTTAGAGTTAATAATTACCTCAGGGTTTCCGAATTCTTTATTATTAATAGATTCGAATAAAGTATAGGTTGAAGCTAAAAGTTTATAATTTCTTATTTTAGCTTGGAAGAAGTCGTTTAAATCAAAATTTTCCTTAATTTCCTTAATTAAATTATACTTTTCTTTAACTAACTGATCTCTGTCTAATTTTTTGTTTAGCTCTAAAACGGTAGAAATAATAGTTTCTGCCTTACCTTCCGATAAAGATGTAGAATTATTAATGGTTTGATAGAGTTTATTTTCGTTAGCGAGTTCACTCTTAGTAAAATATTTTTTTACTAAAGTTGCTGCTTTGCTATTGCTATTTGACATAGTATCAGAAGTTATCTTCCTTACTAATAATTCAAATAGAATACCAGTATTCTTGTATTTATTGTGTTTTACTTTCATAAGTAGTACGCTACTATCTATAAATATTAATCTAAATCAACTTCCTCACGGATATTGTCCTCATTCAATAAATCCTCACCTTCAAATAACGATACTTTTTGTTTTACAAATAAGCCTTTAAGCATTTTTTCATTTTGAGCAAATACAGCTCTAGTATTTAAATTTTCTAATGCCAACCCATTTCCACCTTTAGAACCCGACCTACCTGGTCTTTCTTCAGCACCACTTTTAAATTTCATACCAGCGGCTCCCGTTACGTCTTTACCTAAATTACTATCTTGTGTATTGTAATTTGATACTTTTTCTTCAGGACGACCTTGATCTAATGCTCCTTCTGGGTATTTAGGGTCATTAATATCATATCCGGTTGGGACACCTTTACTACCAGGGTATCTACCTGAACCATATAATGAAGCTAATGCGTGAGGTGTTCCATATGCTTCTCCGGATTCTGCAGGATCGTTACCTTCTTCAAGAATTTGGCCTTGACGGAAAGCACGTTTTTGATCTTCAATAATTAAATCTCTATATTCTTGATATTGGTCCTCGCTAAAATGGAATACATTGTCATATATCCAATCGGTAGGCATCAATTTAAGCTCCATCATTTGGGCCGCTAAATCAACTTTCTCTTTCATTAATGCGATTCTTTCTTGATCGTATATAATAGAAGGTGTAGTTAATGTAAGTTCAAAATTAGTTAATGCAGCTCCATCATACCCTTGTGCATATAAATGTACAAGTGCAATTTTTGTCAACTCAGATATAAGAATTCGTTGAATTCTTTCAACAGTTCGTGCGAACCTAATATCTTCAGCAGCTAATGTGGCCTTACCTTCTAAATCTGCTTCATATCCTAAGAATGCTTTTGGAACTTTTAAAGCAGCAAATAATTTATCTCTAAGGTATGTTACATCTTCAATAGCCGCATAATCTAAACCTTTAGTATTTTCAATACGTGTTGTTTGGTCACCACCTCTTACAGGAATATAAAAATCCTCTAAGATATTCTGCATGTTGAATTTAAGGTTATAATCTCCTGTACTTGGATCAACATATGGTGTTTTCTTCATTTTGTTGATCATACGTTGCATGTATGTTTCAACTTCGTTTGGTGGAATGTTACCTACGTTTACAAAGAAAGTACGTTTTTCTGGGGCTCTAACAATCCTGTGGATAAGCATTGCGTCTTCCATCAATGTCATTTGCTTCCATATTTTTCTAGCAGGTTCTAGATATGATCTACCGTAAGGAAGGTAATTGAAATCCGATAATAAACGGAAATGGGCCATTTCATAATTATCAAATATAATCTCTCTACCCGCTATGGAACTCATCATTGGGGATATAATCTGCATTCCTAATGGGTTTTCTGATACTGAGTAGGTTGGGTCATATTTAAATTTTACATCTGCTGGATTTTGTGGGTCTATACCTTCTAATCTCATTATAGTATAAGAAGAAAACGGTATAACATTATATACCCCAAATTTTTCGGAAATTTCTAGTTTTAAGTAAAAATCCCCGTATTTAAGCATATTACGTGTCCATGACCATAAATTAAATTCTATGTTAAGAACATCGTAAAATAAGTTATATAGTATTTTTTGGACAGTTTCATCCGAGGAGCGTATTTGTAATACCTCTCCCATGTCATTACGTAAGGTAGCTTCATCAGATACAATATCAAGTGCAGAAGCTACAATAGCGTCTGTATCCATTGTTTCATAATCAGTATACAGTTGTATTCGTGAGGCTGGGAAGTTAATCTGTTGAGATAGGTTATAGTTCATACCCCCCGCTGTACTATACATCTTAGTAAATTTATCAAACAGTGAATTTGTTTGAAGCTGTCCTAAGGATTGGATTTGGTTTGAATCGACTACTTTGAGTTGGTTCCCCCCTACATTACGTATTATTACGTCTGTGGAGAATAGTCGTTTTAGTTTACCAAATAATGAAGTATCTGCCATTTTATATATATATAATAAATATTAGTTAATCTAGTAACCAGGAAATGTCTTCCTTATCACCATAGGGGTTTGTCATTTCGTAGGGATTTTTAAATTGGTTTCCACCTTGAAATATAGTGGGGGCTTGGTGATGAGAGGAGTGGACACTTCCTAATGTTGCCCTTGCCATATCTACACCTTGTTGTTGAAAACGTAATGCTGTATCTCTTAAAAACATTCCAATACCGAAGGCCATAGTTAAATCATCATTATACCCCCCTAATGCTTGTGCCTTACCATGTTTCCAAACGAAGGTTCTTAATTCTTCTAACAAACGTTTTGAGCGTATAGTAACGGAACGTTCATGAATATACGAAACCATTTTAGATATAACAAGTGGTCTTGTCTTCATTGATGTAGTAAAGCCCGGTACCATACCTTGCCCATTTTCAAAGCGGGAAATATACTGGTCAGCGTTACCCATTCCTACATCCATTTTAGGGGAGTAGTAAAGGTTGCGATATCCTCTATCTATTAGTTGTTGTATTACAGCCCAGCCTATATTAGCGTTTTCTACTACGAGTAAAGCATCGTTATATTCTGTTGCTATTGCGTATAAAACGTTTCCAAAGTCTTTTGTTGAAATTTGTTGCTTAAATTCGGCTACTTGTGTAGCAGATTCTATATCCAATACATGAAATGCTGAGTAGTCTTTTCCATCTCCACGAGCAACGTCGGCTACTACAACATATGTTCTAGAATAGTCTGGTATTTCCCATACCCATAAACTTCCGTCTACTCCTCGCTTTTCAACTGGGTCTTGGAGGAAGGTGCTTTCATAAAAGCTTAAAGTATCGGGTTCGATTACAGTATCTCCCGAGGTACTAAAATCACAGTCACATTCTTGGGCTGCCATACGATGACCAAGAATAATATCTTGTTGGTCTCTCCATTCTTGTGAACGTTCAGGGTGAACTGTCCATGGTAATCTTACAGGTATGAAAGTATTTTCCCTTGCTTCGGCCTTGGCCCATGTTGAGTGGAACCAGTTACCCGTACCATAAGGGGTAGATAAAGCTATACACCTACCACCAGTTGCCAACGTTTGTTGTGCGGAGGCAAATATCT